GTTCGTTGGTCCTACCTACCAGGCAATCCTCACACGCATCGTGCCCAGCTTGGTACAGGGCTTGGAGATGTTTGGGCTTTACCAAGACCTGCACTACTTCATAGGCCGGCAGCCGCCGGAGCGCTGGCGAACATCTTGGGGTAAGAGCTACCAACCTCCACGCAAGTACGACAACTACATTACGTTCTGGAACGGAATGGGGATTCACCTCATCTCGCAGGACGTACCAGGTGATGGTCGGGGCCTCAACAGCGACTTCATTCTGGGCGATGAGGCAGCGCTGCTCGATGCGCGGAAGTTGCAGGAGAACACCGACCCGACACTGCGCGGCACCAATACCTACGAGTTCAAGCGCAGCCACCTCTTTGGCTCGCGCATGTACATGAGCAGTACGCCGCTCACACCTGAAGGCGCATGGATGCTCGAATATGAGCAGAAAGCCATGAAGGAACCGAAGGGGTTCAACTTCATCAGCGCAAGCTGCGAACACAATGCGCAGAACCTCAAGCCGGGATTTCTGGAAGAGGCCAGACAGAACAGCATCGCCAACTGGATATTCGAGGCGGAGTACCTGAACGTTCGGCCTAAGTTCCAGAAGGATTCTTTCTACCTCCTGCTCGATGCGGATAAGCATCTGTACAACAACTACGACTACAGCTTCTACGACAAGGTAGGGAAGAAGCCCGACTGCCGTGGAGATGCCGATCTGGTGAAGGGCTTACCACTTATCTTGGGAGTGGACTGGGGCGCAGCCATCAACAGCATGAGTGTGAACCAGCACCTCAAGACCATCAACGAATACCGCACTCTTAAGAGCCTGTATGTGCTGGGGGAGAATGCCGAGACGCAGGACGACCTATTCCGCAAGTTCGCCGAGTACTACGAGCACCACGACAACAAGGTGGTGTACCTCTGGTATGACAACACCGGCAACATACGCACAGGCCACACCAAGATGACCAGGGCAGAGCAGGCCCGCGAGCTGCTGCGCCAATTGGGATGGACCTGCCACCTGATGACCAGCGGCAGCAGCAACCCACACCACGAGATGAAGTACCAGCTCTGGCAGATACTCCTCGCAGAGGACAGGCCGGGCGCCATCCGCTACCGGATGAACCGGGGCAACTGCCGCGAACTATACATCTCCATGAAGAATGCGCGCACCACCCAGGGCGCGAAAGGAGATGTGAAGAAAGACAAGAGCGTCGAACGAAAAGGCAGCCTCCCCCGACAGGAAGCCACCGACCTCAGCGATGCCAATGACTCGCCGATCTTCGGCATGTTCCACCATCTTTTGCAAGGCAGCGGCAGCTTTATGCCGGTGCTGCGCGGCACCTCGCGGGCAAGGGATTGGATGCGATGGCCGAGGATGGTGGTTTTGCCGGTGCCCCTACCCCATTCCAATACAAGCGTGCGGCTCTTGCTGAGGGTGGCCATGAGCTGAGGCAGGTTCAGGCGCACATACTTCCGATTGGCAGCTACCTGCTGAATGAGGCGCTCATAATCACCGCCTCCGGTCTTCTTCAGCTTATCAATTTCCTTCTGTAGAGCCAGCTCTTGACTCGGCGACAGCTTCTTCATACTCGATGGTTTCTATTTCAGGCATCTTATTGAGGTTCACAGCGCCGCCTTTCAGCATTCGCAAGATGGCGTCTTCCATGCCTTCCGGCAAGGCGGCTACCACCAGACTGGCTTCCAATTGGCTGAAATCGGGCGCATCGGCATCGGTTTTATTGAGGCCCATCAAAGTCATCATATTCTCGACAGCGCGATTCATGCTTTTCACATCGCGCTGGTCGGCGGCTTCCTGATAGGCGCGGGCTGCCCATTCGTACATCTGATTGCGCCGGCCTTCTCGCTCGGATTGGCGCACATCGCCGAAAATAGAAATGGCATTGCGCAAGTCAGCGTAAGCCGTACTATGCACCATGCCGGTGTTCTTCATGTGGATTTTCACGGCCTGTTCATCCGTGTGGTATCGAGTGAGTAAGGCCCACATCTGGCAGAGGCGCAGACGGTATTCTTCCTCTAATGGGGTAAGTTCTACGGGATGCTTGGTGCCCGCAGTCAGGTAGTATTGCCTTACTTTTTCTACCTGTGGCAGCTTATTCGGCTTGGTATGTGTTTTCATCTCCCTGATTTTTCAGCCCAAGCTCGATGCGCAAGGCTTCGAGCGCGGCCTCTTTTTCTGTGATCTCTTCCTTGAATCCTGCTTTTTCTGCCTCGGTTAGTGGCTGTTTATCCTTGGCGCCAGTATCTATCCACCGGCGAAGCCGGGAAATACGGTCGGATAGGTATTTCACCTTCATCAGCTTGGATGCAGCTACGCGCACAGCGTCCATTTCTGGTGGTGGAGGTACAACGTGGTGCTGTTCGTAGTCGCGGATGGCATCATATACCCGGTCTATTTCCGGTATGACTTCTTCCATCAGTTGCTCGGCAAGGAGGTAGCGCTCAGTATCCGTAGCCGCTACTTTCATCTTCGAGTGCAGATCGGCCTGCTGCTTGAGCAAGCGGCGGCCTATGTTTCGGTATTGAAATACCACCTCCGGTTCGTTGGCGGTGATCGGCTGTGCGATGATGTTAGGGAGACGGGATTCTACTGCTTCACGCAGTTTTTGTTTCGCTGCCGGCGGGACCAGCATTGTGGTAAGGTATGGCGTATAGTCGGCGATCTTACCACCCAGCGCTTCCAGCAGCTTCACGCCTTCTGAGTAGCTGCCGTTGTTTTCCAACCATACCCTCGCTTTTTCCATACAAGAAAGCCGGCACCCGTTAGTGGGCGCCGACTATGCAACTATCTACTTCTCTGCGGGGGCGTCGGCCTTAGCGGCTTTCGCGGTAGTGGTTTTGGCGCGGAGCTTTGAGAAACCGCGCTTCACGAGGATATCGGCGTGTGCCAGACTCAGCTTGGTGATGTCTATGACACCATGCTTACCGAAGTTCTGTACATGTCCGCCAGTCCATCCTACGAGTTCATATTTTTCGGCTACATCAGCCGGTAGTTTCGGATTCATATAAGGATAGAATTACGTTGCGGGTGTGACATCAATTCCGTTCGTTGCGGCATCGTAGTAGTATGGCGTGTAGCCAGTGTCCGCTAAGAGCGTGAACTGGTGGCCGTTGCGGTCTCCGCCGGTGCCGCCTTCTACGGCTTCCACATAGACGGGATTTTCCTTATCGCCCATGACCAAATAGTTTCCATCCTTGGCGGGAATGAGTGCGATGAGGCACCCTGACTGGCAAAGCAAGGTATCAACCATCTCGGCCTGTTCGGCGCCGTTGCCCTGGACAAAGAAATCAAACCTTTGTTCGATCTTTTGCCCGCCAATCTCGCCGGCAAGCGTATTGCGGTGATTCCCGGAATTGACCAGCACGGTAATGGCGCGCCAGTAGCCCTTCCCTACCGTGGTGCTCATCACGAAAGCGCCGTCTAAGCGCTTGGTGTCGCCGGCAAGCGTCGTGCCTTCCACATCGGGGAAAGTAGTGATTTCCTCAGCAGGAATGAGATATATGGTCTGCTTCACGCCCGGAGGCACCGGCTGACCACAAGAACGAGTAAGTGCGCGAAGCGTACACATAGTGTTTCGTATCTTTCAGTGTGAAAAAATCAGGATTCTGCGCCGTCTTTTCTGCGTAGCCAGCCTTGCCACTTAATGATTGCAGAGCTGGTGGTGCCGGAGCCTAAGACATAATATCGCAATCGTGTACCGGTAAGCGACTTCGTGGTGATAGCGTTGTATGTCGCTGTAGCTCCTGATGCCAAGGCCCCTACAATGATGGAATCGGTCGTTATCCAATGACTGAGCGAGTTGTCAAGGAATACCTGTTCCTGTAGGTAAATTTTCACCGTTTCTGTGCCGGTGAGGCGCGAGGCATACACATGCACCTTGTGTTCGTAGCGATTCAGATCGGTGACCTTAAACGGCACGTCGTATGTGATCGTATCGGCATTGGCGAGCGTATCTTGTCCAGTTGCGCTGGCAGGATAGTTGAAGTACCTCCCCTGCCCAATGCTATTCGCCTGGTAGGTAGTCGCAATCAATCCGGCGGCGACAATCGCCAGCACGGAAAAAAGCAGTAAGAATTTGAATGGACCTTTCATTGTCGTATTCTTTTAAGCGGTGAAATTGAAAAGATTGGCCCCGGTAAGAATCCACTTCTGGAGCTTGGCTTCTACGGCTGCGCGCCCTGCTTTCACAAGCGCCGGGTTTTTCGCGCTTTCTTCCAGCGTCAGCGGTTCGCCGTTGGCTACTTTTAGCATCACTTCGGTGCTCACGCGAGCGCCGAATGCTACGATGTGCTTTTTGCCAGGCTTGAACTTCACTGAGCCGGAAAGCACCTTCCCGTCAGGCGTCTCAAATCCCTCAATGCGGTATTCGCCCGGAATTTCATCCAGCAGCTTGCCGCCGTTGGCTTTGGCTGCGTCGAGCTGGGCGTTGAGGCGGGCTATTTCATCGGCTAATTGAGCCTCGCGCTCAGTTGCGAATTCTTCAGAAGTGGTCTTTTTGGCCATGTTTTTTTTGATTTATGACAGCGCCCGGAGCGAGGCTCCGGGCTGTCGAAAATAGTTCGATGTAGTATGAAAAAAGCGATTACTCTTGGTCATTCACGAACATGTGCAGGCAAGTCTCGAAGCTGTAGAAGCGGTAGATTTCTGCCATGCACTTGAGCGTGCGATTGAACTCCTGGAAGCGGAACTGGAAGTACTGCTGGAATCCTTCGCGGGTGCCGATAATCATGCTCGGCGCCTGATCGAATACGCAGATGATCCGGTCGCTGCCTTCCATTGCGGTGATGCCAACGATGGTCTTATTGAAGTCGTCCACGCGGAGGCGCAGGCCGTCAGCGTTGGCAATCACAGAGGAATTGCCGTTGTACGCGAGCTTGTAGGCATCGCTGTACTGCTGTGCGCGGGTCTTCGACATGAAGATTTTGCCGGCCTTGTACCGGTAGGGTCCGGGAATGTCATTCACGAAGTCGCGCAACTGGTCCACCATCGTGGAGGCTACCAGAGCGCCGGTAGTGATTTCGGAAAGCCTGCCGGCAGTGATCTGATCGGCGATGTTTTTCGCGAACCCGTCCACAGATTCCAGCACAGCGCCGGGCGTGGGAGGCGTGGGCGCCACGTATTCGCCTGCCCAGGAGGCGAGGTTGAGTTCTTCCGTCAGCTTGGGAACGACAATGTTGTTGATGATGTAGGCAGCATAGCCCCTTTCAATCTGAGCACTGTCAGGCGTGAACCAGTTGGCCTTCCAACGAGAAAACATTTTCTCCAACTGCTCGGAGGTGAATTCCAGATCGGCCTTGATAGGGCGCAGATAGGAAGTGATGCCGTCGTAGGATTCCGTGTTGTTCGGCGTGAATCCGTGCTGAAACGGCTGCAAGATGTCGCTGATTGCTACGTCTTGCCCCGTGTAGGCGTACTCGGCGGGTACGAAAGGCAGTTCAGACTCGAACTCCAAGCCCTGGCGCATCAGTTGGTTGATCTGAGTGCCGAAACGCTGCTGGAATTGGTAGAGGCCCGCTGCGGTTGCTTCGATGCTAATGGTGTGTGCCATAGTGTTTCGCGATTAGTGTGAATTAAGAAAAGCGCGTGCGGTCATCCGCAGCGGCGGTTTTTGCGAAGGCGGCTTCCATTGCGGCCAGCGCATCCTCCTCCCCGGTCGCGAAAAGCGGCGGTTCGGTATCAGCAGCGGCAACGGCAGCGGGTGCGGCGCCGGGCGAGGTGCGCCGGGCTTCCTGAATGGATTCAATGGCCTGCGTGGCAGCGGTGATGCCGGCGCGCATTTCATTGAGTTCAGTGCGAAGAGAGGCCAGCTCGGATTTCGCTTCATTCAGGCTTGCTTCGAGCGCCTGTATGTCGGCGGCTACGTCATGCGCGGGCGTCATTTCCTGCGCGTTGGGGGCGGGCTTGCCGCCGAAAAGGGTGTTGAGGCCCATATCTCGTTGTTTTTCAATGTGGAGAACTTGTATGCGGCCAATCACCTCATCCAATGAGGCCATGCCGTCTATCATTCCTATGCTAATAGCCGCCGGTGTCATGTACAGGCGGCCTTTGTAGGCGTCTTCGTCTTTCAGATTGGGGCGAAACTCCTGCACCGTCGCGATAAAGCGGGCGGCGTATGGGTTCAGCATCTCTGTTTTCAGAGCGTCGTAGTTGCCTTCGTAGGCGTCATTGATCGGTTTGTTCTTCAGCTCGCTCTGATCGGCATATACCTGGTGGAACTTAACGCCCATGTTTTCGTAGTAGGGCTTCAAATCTGCGAAAGAGACCAACACGCCAATGCTGCCCACTTCGTCGGTTTCTTCCGACGCATAGACCTCATCGCAGGCGCAGGCCATGTAGTAGGCTGCGCTGGCACAGTATCCGTTGTACCAGGCTATAGTTGGTTTTTGCAGGCTGCGTATGGTGCGCGCTACGGTTTCGATGTTCGTAGCCTCCCCTCCCCCACTGTCGAACTCAAGGATGTGTCCCATCACTTCGGGCATAGCGTCGTACTTCTTCAGCAGGCGCATCAGCGACTCCGTTCCACGACGACCACAGGATTGGTCTTCCTTGGTAATCATGCCTTTCACCGGGTAGATCATCACTACCTGGGTTTCCGGCATGGGGTCGCTCATTTCGTACTCATCGTCATCTTCCCAGTCGTCCATCATCAGCACTTGCTTTCCGGTAGCCGGCAGCATGGCGCGAATGGGTTCAGGCGATACCTTGGGAAAATCTACGGATTCACCCTGCATCAGGCGAAACGCCAGAGGCATGTAAGCCTCCTGCATGGCCGGAGACAACATGAAAGCGCGACGAGCTATGAGTGAATGTAGGTTCATGGAGGCAAATTTCAAGGCTGCGGCGCGCCCCCGAAAGGACGGCGGCAATGTTATGCGGGGTCGTAACCGAACATTCGGCGTGGACTTTGCCCAAAAAAACGAATGCGGTAGCTGTTCAGCCCGGCATCGCCGCCGGTGGTGGCTTCGGCACTGAAGCTCATCGGATGGTCATAGGTTCCTATCAGCCAGGGCTTGCCGTTTCGGTCGGTGAGGAAGCACACATACCGGTACTGCTCCATTTCTTCCAACAGGCCGGAAACAGCCGGGCGCAGGTTGGGCACCACGCCTTCAAGGATGTGCTCATAGTGTACGCCCTGCTCGGTGCGTTGCGGGTTTTCGCTGAAGCTGCGGCTTCTATGCAGTAAGGGCATGGTGAGCCAGTCGTATTCGTCTATGAATGGGATGGCTTCGTTCCAGTTGTGTACCGAAGTCACCAGCCGCTCATAAAGCGATGTGTCTATCCAGGTGTAGGGCGCGTACCGCAGCGTGAGCACGCCGGGCAGGTTCATGCCGCAATAAGCCGATAATGATGTGAGTGCCATGGCGCAAAGTTGCGGGGGCTGTGGCAAGGGGGAAAGGACAGGGTATTATCGGTAGGCGGTGGGCGGTTGGCGGTGGGCGGTTCTAAGCGTAGAGCGGGCAGTGGGCGGTAGGCAAATGTTAAAATTTACGGGACATAGTATTTCCGTAGAATACAGCTGGAACGCCAGTAAAATAAGGTGTTGAGCGCACCCGACAATTCTGTTACCGAAAGGTGCCTATTTTTTTGGACTTTCTTACCCGATAGCTTGCTTTTTTCAGCGCCTCGAAGCTGATGTCGTCTTCGTCAATGCCGGTCAACTTGCACATCATTTGGATGCAGTCTTTTTCATTGAACAGCTTGGCCGGCACATGCGCCCGAATGAGCACCTGCATGTGGCTGTGAAAGGAGCCGTGCAGAAACCCATCCAGAAAGCGAGATGTATCCCGGCTGATGTGGATGCGCTGGTATTGAAACCGCCTCGGATTGATGATAAGTTTCACCTCTTCATCATAATATCCATCATTCGGAGATTCGTCGTCGCTGGAATAGAATTGATCTATGTCGAGCTTCCCAACCAAGGAGCCGGCGATCACTTTCACCAGAGGATCATTGGCGTGCTTGGCCAGATCAATGGCTTCCGAATGTGGCAGGTTAAGATTCCAGTGCAAGAACTTTTTCAGGTAGGTACGAACAGGGATGCCCACCGTAATGGCAGGCGACTTGGCAGATGCTTTCTTCATAGAGTGGTGTGTATAATTTGCCGAGCATATCTGATTCACACACCGCCCTGTTGGCGCGCAAATATAGAATCTTATACTGATGCCTGTAACTTAGGTTTCAAGAAAAGATGGTAGATGATATTGACGATGTTGAACGCCGCAATGAGGATGGCCTGCAAGTTGCCGGAAACAATAGCCTCGAACAGGTCTTGCAATGGCTCCACCGGCAGCCATGGGAAAACGCCCACCAAGAAAGTGAGCAGTGAAGCGATGAAGTTGGGAGACTTGAAGAGGTCGCCGAACTTGCCGGTTAGCTTCAGGTTCTTGATGTAGTTGCGCAGTACGTTGCCGGCTGCGAACACGCCGAAGATGCCCGCCACGATCTTGGTGGTGGCATCGTCAGGAAACTGGGCGCCGCCCAATGCGACGATGGCTGCGCCTACTGCGAGGGCAAGGGTTGTCCAGAAGTTGGAAGACTCCCAGAACTTTTTTTCCAAAGATGTACTCATGTGTAAGATTTTCGACAAAGGTACTCCCCTCCCCTGCCGGCATCATAGGACGAGGCTCAATGCTCTTCCATGTCCTTGTCGTGCTGTTCTTCCTTTCGGCGCTCATCTTCTGTCCAGGAGCGCTGGTCCCGGATAATTTTCATCACCTGGGCGACCAGCATCAGAATGGCGCCCAAGATGGCCGGAGCATAAGTAATTACCATGTCCAAGCCTTGGCTCAATGCCGCGCTGCCTGAAAACACCAACTGCCATCCAAACAACTCAATGTTGCGTGTATTATCAATCCAGTTCATCATAGTATGTGTAATGTTCATGTGCGCACAGGTGGGAGGTACGGGGCAAAGTTGCGGCGCAATGCGGTGGTGGCAAAGGACGAAGGTGGGCGGTGGGCGGGGGGCGGTAGGCAGTGGGCGGTGGGCGGTAGATCACATCTCAAATAGTTGTCCCTGGTTATCCAGATGTCTTCTCCCGTACTTTCTGTTCTGTATATGTCGTGGCCTGTCGTAGTTCAGGTGGCAGAGCTGGCACCAGGCGCGCAGGCGGTCGTCGGTTACTTCGTGGTTCGTAGCGTCATGGTCCAAGTGGGCAATGGTGAGTACCACTTTTGTGAACTTCACTCCATCCTCGGCCATCACATCGGCCAGATGGCCTTCCGGCATCAGGCGCCACTCGGCGCTTTTCTTCACCGGTCTGTAGATGAATGCGCCATCGGGCGCGCCGCACTGCTCGCAGCAATGCCCGGCGCGCTTCAGTATGCGCGGCCTGATGACGGTTTTCCAGTCAGGCGGGTAGCGGTTGTAGTCTATTGGCATGGTAGTAGTATTTTAGAAAAGTGATAACTGCCCAGAAGTCCAATGATCCAAGCGAGTGCGATGAATGCCTACTGGTAGCATGCTTCCATCATCTTCCTGTATCAGCCGAGTAATATATATTTCGTCAGCTTCTCCGATGATCCTATGTTTTACCAGGTCGAAGCCCCAGCCCTCGCTGATGTTATACTTGTCATTCGTGATCTTGAATATGCCGAAAACTGGCGCATCGTAAATACAGTAGTGCTGTAACACAGGGATAAGGTTGCTCACATGCTCTATGGTAATGTCGCGTGGTACATTACATGGTATCCGGTTGATTCGATAATACTGCCCTTCATTCCCAACGACATACCCTTTTTCTCCTGTATGCCTGATCTGCACGAGCTGTCCCCCAGTGAGACGCTGCTTCATGTACATGTCAAGGTCTTCCCACGATTGGAACGGATGGCAACGGCATCCATGCAGGCCGGTGATCATTGGTTGATGATTTTGATTTCAAAAAATAGTACATTATCATGCTCATTATTCACCTGCCATACCTGTACCATGTTCTGCTAGGCCAGTACATCCACCTCGAAAAACGACACCATCATCATGCCCTTCTTAGCCTTCTCTTGAATGCTAAGAATATCAACTTTAAGCTGATGCTCAAGTTGGAATACTGTGCAGGAAAGAGGAGGCTCTCCGAATGGCCCAGTAGAATTGTAGGCGGGCAGCATTTCGCGCGTCACTGTATCGAGCAGGCGCTGCGAGGTCGCCCCGAATGGTTGTTTGTGTACTTTGAGAGAGATCATTTTATTGATGAAACTTTGAGATTATTTGAAATAGTTTTTCCGCCCAGTCTTCTCCTACAATTCGCTTTTCTTCACCAATCATTGCATTTAATGAGTCGTATCGGTATGAGTACAGTCGCCAAACTTGGTTGTAATCTTCCTGTTCTTTTGCTGTCAATTTACGAGTAGTGATCTCTTTTACTTTACTTGAACTGAACCCCTGAGTAGTGCGAGAGCTTTCACGCCACTGCTCAATGTCCACGACCATGTAGTATTGCTTTTTGTCGCGTCTGTATAGATATGTCCATGTACTCATCTATACCCCCTCCTTTTCATACCGTTCTACCATCTGCGTGATCTCTGTGAGCGCAAGGATGCGCTGCGCCACATCCGCCTTGCCTCTCCTACCCTGCTGCAAGTCCAGCGCATAGGCATTGCGCAAGGTCTTAGCGACCACCTTCCATTCTTGTAGCACCTCGGCTGCGGGAAGTTCGGGTATGCGTGGTGTGTACCTAACGGCGGGCGCGGTGGCGCCTTTCTCGTAGGTGGTGGTGGCGCGCAGCATGGCGCCGATTTCGCGGAACATAGCCTGGCTGCGTTCCGACCAGCCCTCTTTTTGGGCTTCTTCTTTGATGATGATGTCTTTCATAAGCTGAAAAAAAAATGATGATGAATTTCAAAAAGTAGAAAAAAGTGGCCAACCTGGCCAACCGGGCCAACTGGCATATTAAACAAATGATTATCAATTAATTAAGTGGCCAACCGCTGGCCAACTTGGCCAACTTCTGGCCAACCCGGTTGGCCACAGTTGGCCAAAAGTTGGCCAAAAGTTGGCCAGATTTTAACATTTCAAGGAGTGAAAAGGAGATGTATAATATTGATAATCATACTTTTATATTATCTCTATATACCTCAGTTGGCCAAAGTTGGCCGGTTGGCCAGAAAAACATAGGTTGAACTTTGACAACCTTCATTTTTTACAAAACGTGTGCATAGTGTTACGATGTGTAAAAAATATTAAGCGCTGAAAATCAACGCTTAATGCTTTTTGGGTTAAAATGCGGGAGTGTCATCCCCTGCCCCACCCTCAATACTGAAGGCAATTTCAATTGGGAGCAAGGAGGCGTCAAATACATAGCAGGAGTATGTGTTGTTGCCGAATTTCTTGGCGCGCTTGTAGCCCAGGTACGCCGATGAATTCTTCAGGTAATACTGTAGTGCGCCCAGATCGAGGCCCAGCTTATTGCGCTGGCGCTGGTGGCGCTCCTGGTACTTGCCATGTATTTTGGCAAAGCGTATATAAATGAGCTTGGTGGGCGTGATGAACTTTTTCACCGCCGGCGTATCGCGGCGGGAGTCTCTATCCGTTTCGGAGTTGAACGTCTCCTGTACCTTATTTTCTACCAACAAGTCCGTGAAGTGTTCGATCTCGCGGTTACTGAGCAAGAACTCTACGATGCGCCAGAACACGCTAACCTCATCCTCGTTGTAGATTGCTTCGCTTTGCGTGATCATGTTGTCCACCAAGAACCGGAACAGCTCGCCTGGATTGAATCCCAACTGCAAGCCGGCACGCTGCAAGGTGTAAGCCATTGCCACCAGTACGATGTGATTCTTTACGATGCGGTCTTCCAACTGCATGCCATCCTCGGCCAGCGACTTGAATACCTTGGCGCTGAACTCCTCGAAGATTTCAGAGTATGTTTCCAGTACTTGATCGCGGTAGGTAAGTAGGTGCTGGGTGATCTGCGTGAGCTGGCCAGTCTTCTCAATGTCCTTCAGGCGGCGCGCAGCCAATTGCTTTTCGAGGCTGTTGCTCTGGCTGTTGTAGTTGAGGCTCACTACCCTCTTGAATAGAGCGACGTCTTGCGTGGGCTGCTGCTGGCCGCTGATAATCATGGCCGACTTCACTTTCGTCGTCTTGGTGCGGTGGCCCCCTCCGTCAGCCACCCCGCGCTCATGTCCGGCCCCATCGTAGGCACCTTTCAACATTTCTATTCGGCGGTGGTCCACCTGGTTGCTGTATTCATCGCCCCAGATCAGGGCGTTCGAGCCTTGTGCCAGCTTGCGTTTGAAGGCCACAGGTGTGCCTGATGCGAGGTTGAAAGGATCGTGGTCTATCTCTCTCCCAAACATGGCCATCATGGAGTGAGCCATGAACGATTTCCCGGCACCGGGAGGGCCGAACAGGTTGAGGTGTGGGAAGAAACTGAGCTTGTTAAAGATGATGTCGCGGAACAATGCGGCGGCGTAGAACATGGCGCCTGCGATGCCGTTCCATCCGTGTACCTCCTTGGTAAGCTGTATCCAGCTTGGGATGTCAATGCAGGGTGGCTCACCGTAGAAACGGAACTTCTTCTCGAACTCATAGTCTTCCGACTCATCACCGCGCAGCGTAGCGTTCACGTTGCTGAATGCCGGCAGCCAGTACTTGGTGCCGTCGTGCTCCACTACCCCGATCTCATCCACCATGTGGAACTTACCGTTTATGGAAATTCCATTGCCCCACACATAGAACCCTTCCTTGTGCCAGCCCATCACGGTGAGCGGGAAGCAGTCTGTGCATTGGCCATACACCACGGCCTTGATGCGCTCGTAGAATTCGGGCTTTCCGAAGTACCGGAAGTTGCCGAAACGCTCTGTAGCTTTTTTGAAGTCGTTCAGGCCGGTGAGCGCTTCCGATGGCAGCACGATGGTGTAGCTGCGCCCGTGGGTGTTGCTGATCTCTACCAATCGGTCGGAGTGCTCGGAGCCGATGACCAACAACTTAGGCCGCA